TGCATAAACCACAAAACCTCCGATTAACAAACCAAACAGTAAACTTGGAATATCAATAATATACATAAAAATCACCCTTTCTTATCTAACAACATTATATTATCACCAATCTTGTTAAACTACAATAGTTTTTTGAAATAAAAAAACACCGCCAAATTAATGACGATGCTGAAGGTTAGCGAGGTATGAAAGGTAGTTCCCTCGGTGTCGTTAATTATATTACTTAAACGATCCTAACGCAATACCGTTTTCACGAACGGCTACATAATGCCATGCACCACCAGCTGATTGATAGGCTGCATAGACGTAATTGCCATTGCGAATATATCCTTGATATTTAACGCTCTCGCCACGGTAGTAGTTAACCCCTGTATATGACGTCCCTGGACGATTCCAGACACGTAATGTTGTGTTAGCGGTAAATGTACCAGATTCACGTTTAACGCCTTTAGGGAGCTTTACGATGCTTGCTACGGGCTTTGTTTGTAGAATCTCAACGTTTGATTTTGCAATCCAGCTATTGATCCCAGATAACAATACTTTGTTGCCGCTCACTGACTTAATTGTGTATGTCTTTCCTTGTACCCAACTTGGAATGTTTTGACCTGTCGACCAATGCTTAGCATTAAATTTAACTTTGACTTTATCGCCAGCTTTAATATCACGTTTAGGTGTATCATCAGCAATTTTACCAGCATTAATTGCCGGAGTATCAGTTTTTGGATTATCTGAATGCGTATAGCCATTATCAGTAATACCAGTAAGATCAATATTGCCATCAAGCCCACCAGCGATATATGTGCTGGTAAATTGGAATAGTGCTACGTTTTCCCACGATGGGAAATAGTTGTAGTTAGGCTTTGGAGTGACATTGTAGTCAGGGTATTCGCCTAACCATAATTTGTACGTTCCGGAAACCTGACTAAGATAAACATGAGCATTGAAATAATTAAGATAGCCATACAACATTGGCGTGTATCCGGCGTCTTTAATCCGTTTCAATGCGTACAAAATCGCGTCCGTGTTGGCTTGCTTATCACCACTAGCGCCATCTTCATAATCTAACGCTACGATCGAACCTTTGGGTGTCTGAACCTTAGGTAACATGTAATCCAGCATGGCTTTAGCTTGCGCCTTGCTGCTGCCAAATTCACCCCATAGATACGTGTGGGCACGCTTTTCAGCAGCAATTGCACTAGCTACTTGCGTGGGATAGGTCGATTGTTCATAAATCGAACCATGAACTGTTCCGCCCAATTGACTGATAACAAACTTGTCACTGCTATATCCAAATACACCGCTAACTCCTTGGTAACGGGCCCAATCAACTCCGAAATCTCCTTTTGAAGCCATTGCAGTTAATGGCATTAGGAACAGTGCTAATGATGCTAATAACAGTAATAGCTTCTTTTTCATGCTACACCTCCGTTGCTGGTTTAGCTGCTGTTGCTGATTCGATGGCTACTGCTGCTGCCGACTGTGCAACTGCGTTTAAATCAATTGCGCTTTCCGGTGCATCATTGGTTACTTGCGGATAAGTTTTGTATAACTCATCTTGTAAATCAGAAAATGCTTTTTCAACGGCATTTTTTACCGTCACTTCATCGGCATTCGTAAATCCTAATGAATTTAATCCATCAATCACATACTGAACTGCTTTTGACTTCTTAGCTTCACCAGATAAATATTTATCAACACCCAACTGTGCTGCAGCCGTAACAGCTGCTTCAGCCAATGGTGTCAAAGCATTTAGTAATGATAAAGCCTGCTTATTGTTAGCCAACACCTTACCGATCCATGCGAACACAATCGGAATTAGTGCCGTGGAAATTGCTACGATTAATTCTGAAATATTATTCATGCTTTTCATCCTGCTTTCTTAATTCATCATTCTGCTTTTTTAAATCTTCAATCGCCCGCTTTAAATCGTCTTCGCTGTGATCTGGACGCTTCGTACCGTAGAATGCGGTAAGGAAAGCTACTGCAATCGATCCAGCCGTTGTGATTAATGCGGTAATAACAGCGTCGCTCAATTATTTCAGCCCCTCACCACGATTTCATTAATGATCGATGCTAACACGAATGCAGCGTACATACTTTCAAATCCGACAACTAACCCTTGTTCCAAGTCCCACAACATAAACACTATGAAAAACAGTAACCATACAAACGTTAGCAATCCTGTCATAATCGACTTATATGCCAAGTTATTTATATCCCATAGTGCATAGACAATCGTAAATGTCCCAACTATTCCCATTAAAAATATAAATGGTGGATCATCGAAATACATTAATAGCGATGGACGTGGTGGGTAGAATGAAATTGTGTTCTGACGGATAATAAACATCGCGCCAATTCCATATGTTTCTAGTGCTTTCCAGAACCAAAATCTATTTTTGGTTAAATTTCCTATCATATATTCTCCTACTTAACTCCAGTAATTTTAAATACATTAAGCCCTGACAAATCAGTCCCTACGGCGGCCGTGCCTTTTGATAAATCAGCGTCGATGATTTTAGTAGATAACACAGATAGACTTTTGGCATTCGCCGTAACGTTGAACTTTATGAATCTAACTCCGTAATCTGTAGATCCATCTGATATGTGTTGCAGCGCTATTTCATAGCTACTACCGACAGCAACGTTTTCCGCACGAACGGCAACACTCGTTAATGAAGCATAACGACAATAAAACACTAATGCTTGGTAGTTAGCGATATTGTCGGATAGATTAATCGGCGTACCGACAACAGGACTTAGAGTTCCTTCCCAAAGTGGTGTTTCTGATTGCAACATTTGCCAACCAGTAGGATTATTATTTGTTTCTGCATGCGGGAAAACTTTCTTAAACATCCTGCTAGAAGCCAAAGCAGTTAGAACGATAACTTTATCACCATTATATGCAACGGTAATATCAACAAACCATGAATATGGAGTTGGCTCTTGTGTAACTGTCGGAACCCCGGTTAGCGTAGTTGAAGCGATATAGAAACCCGGTGATAACGATGTGATAGCCGTGTTCTCTGGGACGACCTTTCTACCAGCAAACAACTCTCCAATGTTGTTATAATTCTCAGCAGTAAGTAGTCCAGGCTGTTGGCTAGTTGCTGGTATCAACATCGCTGAAGCTTTTGCTGCCTTTCTAGCAGTTAATGCTAAGTTTTTTTTAATATCCATTATTATAGCCTCCTTTATACATAGCTGTAACTTCTGTCAGTTGCCCTTCCAAGTCCTTTTATAGTGACTGTCTTAGCTGTTGGGTCAATTTCAATTACTGACATTCCTAATTCATTGATTGTCCCGATATTTGCAGGTTCAGCATTTACATCAGCTAAAAATATAAACTGTGTAAAGTGGTCTAAAGCAGATAGGCTTTCAGAATGTACATGACCGCCATAGAAACCAGCAACGCTTCTAGCACCTTGTTTTGTGAAGTCAGCACTCACACTAACTGTTAAGTCTGATGGTGTACCAGATTTCGAAGACGCATTATAGCTACCTCCAGTTGCAAACGCGTTAATTAGATTTTCTAATAAATCGTAATTATAATATGTTACTTTTGCGATTGGTGAGTAGCCATGAACTAGTGGAACATGAGTTGCGAATACAGTCGAATATCCAGATGGAACTACCATGGCATCGTTTATAAGCCAATTTAACTGTTCTTGTCCGAATCCATAATCGATCCATCGCATGTACTTAGAACTGCCATCACTGTTAGCGGTTTGATAAGGAACATCTAAACTATTCAAACCAACAATTCTAACTTTGGAATTTGGATAGTCCTTATAGAAATACAAGCTACCATCGTTACGAGTTTCTCCGAATTGCAATTCATGAGTTGAAAATGCTTGTTCGAACTGTTCATTAGTTAATACCATGCTAGGATTAACGGTTACGCCTTGAGCATTAATTGGTGACCCATCATCATGGTTGCCAATCATAATGAATTTGTCACTGGCAGAAGATGATGACAATAGCCTGCTTGCATATAGTGAAGCGTCAGAAATTGAATGATTAACATTATTGTCAATTCCGTTTGTATTGTCGCCTCCAGCGATAACTACATCAACATTATTAGAAATGTAATCGGCAATCGCTGCATGGTTAAGTGCATACATTCCACCATAAGGATAAGATCCAACAACGGTAGGGTCTAATAATTCCTCGTAGTGTGAATCTGATAACCACAAAATTCTAAATTTGCTAGGGTCTAAAGAATCAATGAAACTGTCAATTTGATCTTTCAAGTTTGATGGAAATTCGCCAATATCGTTAAATGGAGTTTGAATAACACTGACTTCTTTTTTATCTGCCTTTAACTCTACGTTATTGTTGATAGTTGATAAAAAACCATCGACGTCGTTTTTGCTATAAAAAGTGCCTGCTTGATACTCTTGATATACTTCATCAATTTTAGTTTTTAAATCTCTGATTGTACCATCGATCACGGTAATATAATCATCGGCTTTTTCTTGAGTAACATCAACCGCAGCTTTTACCATGAAGATTAAGTCGTATGTCGTTTGCTGTCCATCGGTATCATTAAGCGAGAAGTAAGCTTTTGTGATTTTACCAGCTTCTGACCACAGTGCATTAGGAATCGCATAGTCAAATTTTCCGTTTGCAGCATCAGTTAAAGTTACGCCGGCATTGTCAGCCACCACGGCTGTGCCGTTTGCCGTTTCAGCAATCAGATTAACTGTCTGGCCTGTCAAATCAACCGCAGTTCCACGGTCTGTAATTGTTACGTGCAACGTAACAGCGCCGTTTTTATCACCTTGACGTCCTACGATAGGCTCCGGAATTGTGGAATTGTAACTATCGAGTAAGATGTCATATGTTCTAATTGCCATCTACATTACCACCTTTGTATTCTTTGTCTTCATCACTACTAATTGTACCAGTTCCTTCTTCAATTTTCTGCACCTCATCTAACGTCATATCAGTTTTAACTAACCGATTGTTTTCATATCCGCGACGCTTAGCCTTTAATTCCCAAGCAAATTTTGCGTTAGGCTGATTAGATTTTACAACAAATCCATCTTCGTTGCGTTCATCAACCCAAACATGTGCATTACTATAGCTTTGCAAAAACACATGATATTTAATGCTGGTGTTTACAATGTCACCGAATATTGGGTCAATCGGCACAATGATTTCACAATTACCATCGGTGATTGATTCTCCCATATCTCCGAACCAACTTTCAGCCATTTCATACGCAGGCGTAGCACGTACACCATCGCGTGTAACAGTAGCCGCGTTCTTAGTACCATTATACACATTAAAGTTACCCAAAACATCCACATGATCGCCATAAACGTTTAATTGGTTTCCTTTACCACCATTACCGCTTATTACAACCTGATTAGAATTTTTAATCCAAAAAGCATCACTTTTTTGACTAACTATGTTGCCATTGGTGTAATAATCTTTTGCGGAATACAAGCTTTCTTTGGTGGCTAAATCACTTGTCGCATATCCGTTTAAATTATATAGAGGATTATCGGTTGTTGAATTGGCGGGGATTTGAAAAACGGGGATTGAAAACGTTCCTGATTGACTAGATTGGTTAAGACTGAAGATATATCCTGGGCGGTTCCAGATAGCAAAGCCGTTTACCTTGCCAGTAGCTGCGTTGCTAGTAGAATAAATTCCGCCTAACAGATTACCGTTATAGTAGTATTCCATCATACCTTTTTGCAATGTTATTCTGAAATTTGTATCGTCGTCAACCGTATTATAAATTATCCCGTTAATAACGCCACCGATAATATTGCTGGCATTAAGGTTTTTGATGTTAATATTCTGGCCATCGATGCTTTCGGCAGTGATCGCGGTTTTAAATGTATGCCCACCGTCTGTTGATACACCAATACCTGCGGAGTTAAGAATAACCATTTTATTGTGGTCGGTTGTGTCAATAGCGATAATCCCTTGATCAGTAAACTTCAATTCGGTACGTGCTGCTAAAATACTATTGGTGGCTAATTGCATTTGTTCACTGAACCATGCGTCAGGTAGTACAGAATTGCCATTGATAATGTCTGTGATTGTGCTGGTGGCTACCGATGAACTAGCCGATTGTGTTTGTGCCATAGTTAAATCGCCACACGTTACATCAACCGAAATACGTTCGCCGTTAATATTATACGAGCTAACAACTTTAATAATACGCACTTCATCTTCAAAACCTAACGATTCGTCTACAATTGTAATTGAATCGCCAGCACTAGCCATTGCATATGGATAACCAGCATTTTGCAGATCTAACAATGACACGGTGATTGCCAAACTCCAACTGTTATCGACTTTAGATTTAACTGCAGCTAACAAATTATCAGCAACTGTGTATCGCTCATCGTCAACCGGTTCGGCTTCAATAGCTCCGAATTTAGCTTTATACATATCGTACAATGGACTATAATATTCAACCGACAATCGTGGTGAATTTTGGTCATCAACATTATCGTGTGCACCATAGCCTACGCCGTAAGTAGCGAACGAACTGTTGTCGGTTTCAATTTCAGCCGTTGATAGGTTGAAACCTTGACGAACAACAGTTGACAGGTCAAATCCAATTTTATCTTTGATATAAACTGTTTTTCCCTGTACTTCAAATTCGGCTGAAATTTGATTGATAATATCATTGAATAGCGCTAATTTATCTTTCAATCCCCAGTTTTCTTTTTCAAAGGCCGCTGTTGATGTTTCATTATTGTATGAATAACCAGTATCTTTGAAAATGGCGTTTAAATATTCGTTTAACGGGTGTGATCCATTCCATTTTTCGTGGAACGCTTTGATACTTAACGTATAAAAAAACATCTGAACAGCAGAAAATGATACTGTGTTATCTGTATCATTATATCTGAACGTGACAACAGCATATTCTTCGTTATTGAACATCATTGTCCAACCTTTGGCAAGACTCTTCTTTACATCGTTGCCAAAATAAATCGTACCAGTTAACGACTTTTCACCATTAACACCCTCGGTTAGCTTGATTTCAGTATCAGCAACATATTCGTTATTGTTAATATCTTTAAAAACCGTCATTAATTAATCACCTCCTATGCGTATAAATTTTGAAAGTTTAAAATTCTGATTGATCCATGAATATTAGATGAAATTTTATTAGCAATGCCTGGTAAAAGTTTAAAATAAGCCTTATTAGTAGCTTTAACGATACTAATACCATTACGTAAATATTCATAGCCAGATATTTTAAAAACGTCACCCGAAGACACATTCCCAGGAGCAATAAAATCAGTACCGTTTAGTGATATTGTTAAATTGGCGCCCGATGTTTGAGCTGTGAGCTCAACAATGAATCCTTGTTCAAGTTGACTACAAATCACCGTTCCGGCATATGGAACAATTCCATTATTAATTGATAAATCACGCGGAACGCTCTCCCCATAAGGCAGTTTCATCGTAGTAAACGTAGCACTGATTTTATATAACACGTGGCCACCATATGATCCAACCAATTCAGATTCTAATGAACTAGCATATACATAAAAACGTTTATGGCTTGGCCGGTTAACCTGCTTATCAAAATAATCGCCGCTCGTTTCTCCGGGGCGCTCAAAGCTATTATCATCATCATTCTTTAATTGAGTGATGTAATATCCATCCGGATCAGACAGCAACGCGTAAATTCTTTCACGTAAATATTCTTCATCTTCTAAATCGTCAGCACGGTAATAGCCAACATAATCGATTGTTTTAGCTTCATTCCAACCGCCGAAATCAACGCTACCGTTACGGTATTGAATCTGCGTATTGTTACGTTTTACCGATGGCGAACTTTCTTCAAACGATGTTGTAATTACTTTATATCTACTAAGATAAGTACGCTTGCCGCCTTTTTCTATTAGTAAATCCATTTCTTACCCTCCTATATAAAAATAGCCCGCCATACACTGGCAGGCTTTAATT